TGATTGTTGCCATCATATTGTCTAACATAGGCATCATCTTTGCTTCGTCAGCTATTAAGCTACGTAGTTTTTCTTCACTTGTCTTATACCATACTTGTTCTTGCGTCATTTGTTTCTTTCAATAAAAAAGGGAATACCTTTTGAGTATTCCCTAATATTCCTATATCAATTAAGATTAAGGGTTTTTCTCTGTGGTCATTGAACCATTTACAGCCAAAGTCATTGGCGTGATCCAAACAGGTGCATCAGGACTTGCAGTTGGTGCAAGTTGGCTGATAAAGCCTTGACCAGCATAGTAGTATGCGTTCGCAGTTGCATTGCCACCGTTCATTACAAGTTTAAATTGTAATGGCTGCTTATCAATACTTAACTGTGATACACCATAAAATGATGCTGATGTATTTGGCGTAGCATTTGCGTTGCCGAAGAACACTGAATCATCGATAACCATATTTACAGATATCTCATTATCTGCTGGTGTTGTAAGCTTATTCATATCTGTGTTGCAGAAATCTGTATAAGAATAAACTCCAGTAGAGTTAGTGATAGTGATATCTTGTAAGCAAGTTACTGATAGAGTGTTTGCTATGTTACCCCAGTTAGCACTATTGCTAATGAGTTCTGTACTTACCAATAGTGTTGGTTGAGTACCTGTTGTGTTTACTGTAATTCTTGCCATTTAAGTTCTCCTTGTATGTTGGCGTTATGTATTAAATTCTAATCTTGTTAATTCGAATGTCCAAACGTGCTTCTCTGCTTGCGTCGGCCCGTATGTTCTGACTTGATTGAAATTTCTTTCAAAATAGCCTTCCATAAGTTGTTGTCCATCATCTTTCAATGCTGTAACTAGATTTGCAACTATTGCATTAACATCTAGGTTATATGGATCATCTTGGTAACTAATGTATGTTACGTCAAATACATCAAATGCGTGATATATTGCGCCACAATATTGTATGCCAAGTTGATGTGGATTTCTACTATTTGTATGTACATCGCTAACGTAAATGCCATAACGAACTTTCTCATCATCGCTGGGAAAATCGTCATAAATCGGAACACTCCAAGTTCTTGGAATGTCTCGTTTCAACACATCAATAATTTGTGTAGTATTGACTGTTGGTGCATTTAATATTACCGCTGCCATTAGAAATATCTCCTATCCCCATTGAAATAATCGACGTCCGCTGTCCAATTTTCTTCGAGTTTCGTTGTTGGTCCTTGAGGATTATCCATATATAAATCATAGAAGTTCATCAACTGCAACGCCTTTGTCCATTCATCTTCACATCGCTTTTTGGCGAATTCGTAATTCTGCATATCTACTTCATTCATATTAGATACGTCTGTTACTAGGCTCTCATAAAATACAAGAATAGCTCCGAACGTATCTAAACGAATTAATGTTTGATCGCTTTTAATCAATAGACTTGGATTGAAACTTGAAATCAATTGTCCATTAGGCAAATTAGCATAATAGTAAGCACCCAAAACGGTGTCGCAGTATTTCTGCCACCATCCGAACTCTAACTTATAAAGCCACTCTTGTGAACCGACCTTAAAGTATGGAGCCCAATCAACTTGTAGAGCACTAGCTCTACGCTCCGCTGCCGGATCGTAGAACTGTATGTCCTCTACTGTTGCATTTGATATTCGTTGATATGGTACCGACATATTATATTATTTCCTTTAGACATTGAACGAGGATGTTTAGATCCTCATTCATATTCGAATCAATCTTGTAGAATGTTAATCGCTCCGCCTCTACGCAAGTCACCAACGCCAGATCCAAAATATCCAACTCCGGTTAACCAAATTTGCAAGCCACCTGGGACTTCACCAGTCTTCAATTGCAAGCCTTCTTTCATTACTGTAAAGATTGCGCTATCACCCATATAAGCACCAACTAGTACGGAGCTTGCTGATGCTTGACCCAACAATATACGATTTGTAGGTTGCAAGAATGTTGTGAACATAATCATACATCCATAAACTGACTCAATCTTACCTGTTGTTAACAATTCGTTACCAAGTGCTGATAGGTTACTACCACCACTTTGTGATACTGCACCACCAGTCAATTCAGCCAATAGGCGAGTCAAACTAGAACCAGAACCACCGGCTGAGCCAGGAACGTTTTCTGTGCAATAACCATTAGAATCAAGTACGATAACAGGAGCGCCAGGCATACGAGCAACTTTGAAGTTCTGCTTAACGTTACGAACAAGCTCTAAAACTTGTGCGCTTGAGAAGCCAGTTGTCCAACCTGCTGTATTAGCTGGAGTGCCAGCGCCAAGAAGTTCCATAGCACCTAATTGTAAGACACGATCAAATCCGTCTGCGCTAGTTGCGTAGTATGTGTTGCTTGGAGTTGCTTTGAATGATAAGAACGCCGCTGTAACACGTTGGTCAACCTTCTCTGCGAAACTCTCACCAAGTTCAGCACCAAGAGTAGCCGCTAGGGTGAACGATGTAGTCCAACCGTAGAAGATATCGAATGCTGTTTGTGCAACTGCAGGAGTTGCTGTAATTGTACCTTGACCCAATGCAGGATTCTGTACAACAGCGTTACCAGTACCAAAGGTACCATTAGCGCCGTTAGGATTATAATCTTGATATGTAATCGGTGCGAAGTTTGGTACTAAGAATGTTTGACCTTGTGTAGGTGTAACAACGTTAGTGAAGTTAACTAGACCATTTGATTCGTGCATAGCACGTAATGCGAAATTTGAAATCGCTGTTGTAAAACCATCGCCCTCATTATTGGGGCCGCCTAAGACGTATGCCATAATATTTTCCTTAAATTAAATTTTGTTGGCTTCAGAGCACTTTACGACTTGAATTCGATACACTTGCTGATACGCCTAGACCTTTTAGTCCGACACCTTTACCTAGACCATTCTTGTTAGCCCACGCATTGAATGCGGCAGGGTCACGTGAATAGTCTGGTATAGTTTCTTCTAACGCACCAGTAAAACTACCTTGTCCAGGTCTTAAACCTGATCCAGAATTGGAATTGCTCTGTCTCAATAACTTAGGATTACCCTGAGCTACCTCTTGTACCAATCCCTGGATTGTAAGTGGCATACCATCACTACCATAACGTTCTTGACCCTTTTGATTGACGATAGCATATGTGCCATCATCGTTCCATTGAATATTGCTTTTAACTTTATTCAGTGCGTAATCAATCAAATCACTGTCGAACTTGTCGCCCATTGCTCGCTGAATATCGCTATCAAGTTCCTTCTCACGCAATGCTTGCTCTTTACGTGCAAGATTTTGTGATAGTTCGTTAAAGCGTTCGTGCAAGTCATTAGTTGTAACACGTCCTGAACTTGGCTGTACTTTTGGTTGTTCCACTGGCTGTGCGTTGCCACCGAGTTGTTGAGCACTTGTTCTAGCAATATAAGCAAGAGCATCTTCTACACTAGTAAATTGAGTACCACTAGCATTGCTAAGGGCAGTTAATAAACCTTGTGTAGTACTCTTACGAATAGCACCAGCATTCACTTGCTCGTTACCACCTTCTTGTGTTTCCACTGACTGGTTAGTATTAGTCTGGCTGTCGTTGCCAACGAAAGATTGTTGATCCATTTAATTTTTTCCTTGATTTTACGTTATCACCGAGTTTGTATTGTATTTATTACAATTAGTTTATAGGTAGTATTATCTACCTGCTGTACCACCTAGCAATAATGCAGGTGCTACTTGATTTGGATAGTAGGTTAATCCTACGTCTGTTACTGGAGTTCCAGCACCACCTAATATACTTGTGTTATCTGGTACTCCGTTTTCATCATCGTATTCAGCTTCTTCTTTACCATCTTCATCTTCGCCGTATTCTTCGTGCGTAGGTATCATACTAGGTTCTAAATCTCTGCTCAGTACTTGGTCATTGTTTTCTTGCATCAATGCTTTTAACTGACCATCTTGAATAGTATTGATGAACACTTGCTCGTATTCTGGTATGTCTTCAGCAGGTGATAATAATGCAATAATTTCTTTTGTAATCAATGATTTAACTATCTCATTATCACCAGCTAACTCATTAGCAGATTTAATCAATGCCATACGATAGTTAGTGTCGTGCGCTTCATAGTCAGTGTTGTAATGCACTTCGCCAGCCCAACGTTGATCCATAAAACGTGCGGCATAAGTGTAAATCATTTCTTCTGTAACTTCCATCAGTCTAGCTTTACTCTTTGCTAATCTGTGTAGTTGTTTGCGTTCTTCGATGATAGCAACGCCTGACGCAATTTGGTTCTTACTTGTACGTAAGCCACCTAGTCCAGTCAATGCTTCTATCTGTTCTAATATATTATCTTGTGTTCTAATGATTGCGTCTACGTCACCAGTATCAATTGCGATAGCTTCAATCTGTCCTTCATTAGC